GCGTAACAACTGAAAGCCTGTTAAAGTTTTTTGACTGACAACCCTCGGGCCGGCGCAACCCGCCGGCCCACCAAACCGGAGCAAATCACATGACCGCTCAAGACAAGATCGTCCATGCAATTCAACTAGCGCTAGCAATCCCTGTTGCAGTGTTTGTCGCGGCGTGCATCGCCTTGGCGCTTGGCTACTGACAACCTACCGGGCCGGCGCAAACCGCCGGCCCGCCAAACCGGAGCGAACGACATGACTTACCACTGCGAACTGACCGGCTCGCCACACAAGATGATCGACATTGCGGCGGCTAATGCTGACGGCGTTAACGGCGCTATTCAATACGCCCTCGGCGCGATGCTGGACATTCACGAGCGCGACGATTTGCACCGCGACGAAGCCCGCCGCGCATTTGAGTTCTGGACCCCGGATGAGATCAAGGGCGACTTGGACACCTGCGGCCAGTGCGACATTGTTCTGTGCGGCGGCTACTACTGCATCACGCTCAAGCGGGAGGGCTGACCCATGCTGATCGACCTTGAACCTTATCTGCCCTTCAATGCGTTCGTTGTGCTGGCCCTAGCCGCAATTGGCTATCTAGTCTGCTGGCACGAGACGCGCAGCAAATAACAATCACACCACACGACAACACGGAGCAACACGACATGACCGACCGCGAAACCATCATCGCTTTTGATCCGACCGCACGTTTTTACGTATCGGCGGTTGATAATGAAACTCTCTGCGTTGAATTCAAGCCGGCGACCGCTTGGCTGAAAAGCACGGCGACCGCCGCCGAATATGCCGCGCGCATCCGCCGGCACCAAGCATTCATCGCAGCGCAAGACGCGCGGCTCGCCGCCAAGGGCCGCTGACATGGCCGACACTTACCTAAAACCAAACTACAGCCCGACCGAAGGGGAGCGGCTGCACCACAAGGCCATGCAGCTAGGCAGCGCCTCGCTGCTGGCCCGGCTGAAGGCCGCGCACCCTGCAATCATCGACCGACTGATCCGCAAGCAAGAGGAACAACACGACAATGTTTAACCCATCATTTGACCGCACCTACTGGCGCCAAGCCGACGATAGGCGCCTGATCGAAGCCGCGCGGGAGAGCAACCACGAATTGGCAATCGCGCTAGGGGAGCGGCTGGAAGACCGCGCCGACTGTCCGGACATCATCGCCGACCTGATCGCCGAACGCGATGAACTCGACAAGCGGTGCGATATGCTGCGCAAGGAACTCAACGAACTGCACGAGGCGCTCAAAGGCGCCGGCGTTGAATAATGGCAGCGGCTGCATTCGCCCTACTGCTAGGGCTGCTCTGCCTACTACTGGAGGACTGACAATGGACACGAACGAACTGATCGTCGCTGGCGCTGCTATCGCGCTGCAACTCATTACGCTGTCGGCATGGCTGAACGCCCGCTACGAGGCCCGGCTTTACCGCCGCCTCTATGACCGACTGGCCGGCTCATGTGTCCGCCGCGACCCGCGCACTGGCCGCTACCTCAAGACCCGGAGCAATTGACATGGCCGTTACACTGACCAAGCAACCCGCCGCCGTCCTGACCGACCTCGACATCCTCACAGAGGCCGCAGAGGCTCTAGCAGAAGCCGAAAGGCTGCGGCTGGCCCTACGGGACAGCGACAATCGTCTGCGCGCTCTGTGCCGCCAGTATGAGGCCGCATCGGGCTATCGGATGCTCACGCCCACCCATCTGGCCCATATGTGCCGCGCACGAGGGTTGATGCCATGAAGCTGCTAGAGGGACTGCCCTACCGGGACTTCAACTGCCGGCTGGTCTACTACACGCCCGCCGGCCATCGCCGGCACTTCTACGGCAAGACCCGCGCCGTCATGGCCGACATTGCGCTGGACATTGCCGAACGACAACTGAAAGCCGACAAGCGCCGCCTAGTGGCGCGCGTCACCTACGGAGAGGCTATCGAACAGTGACTGACCGCATCGCAGAGGAAGACCTAGCCGAATACATAGGCAAGCGGGTGCTGGACGATGCGGAGAAACTCCGTCTGTTCATGCCGGAATGCTATGCGCGCTTTCCGATTGAACGAGACGGCCACCGCTACGAAATCCACACCCACTACAAAGGCCCAGCCGATGCCGCCTGAACTGCGGCACTGGCTGTGGCTGAACTTTGGTTACGACATATACGATTGGGAACCTGATGACATCCGTTTCTAAGACCTTTGGAAGACCTCCGACCTATCCGCTAGGCCCTATGGCTGTCGGCGATCAAGTCACCCTGCCAGCGCCCACCAGCGCCGACATCAAGCGCATCTGCCGCGCGGTGAGCAGCTACGGCCAGCGCCACGACCGCAGCTATATGTGCCGCACACGCGATGGTGTGATGACCATCACCCGGCGCAGATAAGTGATTGAAAACAAAACAAAAGTAGAACAAACTTTCTTCTAAACCATTGAAAACAAACAGAAGAAAGTTCTTGCCTTACCCACAAAGTCTGCTATACTAGGGCCGTCAAGCAGGGAAACCTGTTTGGCGGCTCTTTGACATAGACTGAAAGGAAACTGGAGCAATGACCAAGGATATTCTCGCAGTGTGCATGATCGGCGCTGGCTCAAGCTGGGGCCGAAGCAAAACAGTCGAGCAAGCGGTCGCCGAATGCGAACGCGAACTGCTCGGCTGCTGGGGAACTGTCTACAAACTCGACGGAGTTGAGGTTACCATCTCAATTTACGACGTGACGGGCAACGATGAAATCCACATGGATTATCATGGGTTGAGCGGCGATAATGAAGAGGCCCACCCTATTAGCCTGATCGAGCATCGCAACGTCGTCTTGAAAGCCAAGCGCCGCAGAGCCTAGTCTTACAAATTAAAGCCCCCGGCGGAGTGAGGACCGCCGGGGGCTAACGACTGACACCGGAGCAAACGGGTCAGTAGAGGTTTATCACCTTTCCGTCAGGGCTGACAACCCCCTCAACCATCCGCCGCAAGTCAGACTTGGTGCGCTTCTTGGCGATCTCAGGCGCGGCGAAGATGTGCTTCTTGGTCGCATACTCGCCTGACGCAATGCGCCCGCAGTCAACCCAGCCAGCTTCCTTGAACGCGTGCAGCAGCGCCGCCTGTGGCACCTTCGTGCCAGCAGGGACGTGACCAGCCGCAATCGTGTCGCACAGCTTGTGGAAGGGGCCAGCGACCACACCATGCACGAACGGACCGACCCGCTGGCGCATCAGGTCCACAAGGAAGCTTTCAGCAACCGACAGGCCATGCTCGACCATGTTCAGCTTCCATTCGGTGACCGGGGGTGCAGCCGCAGGGTTGAACGCCGAAACGTCACGCTGCCACAGCCAAGCCGCGATCTTTTCAAAGCCGCCGTTCTTATACCAGCCCCACAGCCGGTCGGCATCGCGTGGGTCCATGCGTTCAGCGTGCGACCACACGCAGAACCAGCGGCGGTCCTGCGTCGGGATGGTGATCGGCAGCGGGTCGTTGGTGAACGCGATCACTTGCAGGCGGTTCAGCATCTCATATGGATGCAGGCCCTTGCGGTTGATCGTCAGCGTCTCAGGCGGCGCGGCGATGATCGGCTTGAGCCTGTTCGCCAGCGCGCGGCGCTCACGGGCTTCCGGTTCCTTGAGTTCGTTCAGGATGACGACCTCGGCTTGCAGGCCGTAGCCCCACTGGCTGTCGAGGCCCTTATTCTCGATGATCGACCGGTTGTGCTGATGCTCACCGCCGATGGCCCAGAGGAATGGCGCCCACATGCTGTCCTTGCCCGACCCTTCGTCGCCGCCGTGCAGCACCGCGTGGTTGATCTTCACGTTCGGGTGCTGGACCTTGTAGGCCATCACGTTGAAGATGTGTTCGAGTTCTTCCTGCTCTGGCACCAGCGCGCGGCAGTGGTCCAGCCACAGCGTAATGTCCCGATCAGGGATGGTGTCGCTGCCCGACACGTCCGGGCGGTGGTTGACCCATGTGTTGCCGTAGACCAGCCCGTCACGCGCAACCAGAACGTCCTCGCCCGGCGCGTAGGTCACCCCGACCAGCGCCTTCGCGCCATACTCTTGCCGCCGCTCGTCAAAGTAGACGCTGGCAAGGATACGCCGCTTGCGGTCGTGGATCGACTTGCAGTCGGCATGACGATAGAGCGCGTTGAAGACGTTGCGGGCCGTCTCGCGGCGCGTCACCATGTCGAAATAGCTGTCGTCCGATTGGATGTAGGCGAAGCGTTCAAACCATTCCGCCTTTTCCAGCCGCCCTGCTTCCTTGCGCTCGACTTCCTTGACGATAGCTGCGGCTGCGTCCGGGTAGTCCTCGGTCGGCTGGATTTTCTCCGCCATCATCTTCATGCGCTCGGCGATCAGTTCATCGCGCAGCCCCGGCATGACCTTCGGGCCGCCGTTCTCGGCAACCCAATCAAGAAAGGAGCGGCTGTCGATGTGCTGGCAATGCCCGTGGTAGCAGCAGAACGACCGGTCGAGCGGCTTGTAGCGCCCTTCGATGTTGCCGTCGCTGTGCTGCTCATGGTTAGGGCAGACGATCCCGCACCAGCCGTCGTTGTTGACGCGCGACAGCACAAGGTTGTTGTCGGACAGCCATTGCAGGACGTTGTCGCCGCCCGTGTCGCGGATGTTGATGCGCCGATACTCGGCGGTGTCCGCTTCGGCAGGCGTAACGTCCAGCGCCTTGCAAATCTCTTCGAGCGTGTATTCGCGCTGCGGATGGAACTCGACCAGCCGCGCCTCGAACAGCCCGCGCCCTTGCTTGAGGTTGACGCTGCCCGGAATGCGGCAGTTGCGCACAGCCCCGTCCGCGCCCGGATCGGTATAGCCCGCGTCGGCAATCGCCTTGATGGCTGCGGTAAAGTCAGCCTTGGTCGGCTGTTCGCTGAAGGCGTAGCCCCACTGGAACGACCCTTCGCTCGTCTCCATGATCCATGTCGGGTCAATCGGCGGCACAGTGGACTTGGTGCCGACGTCGTCCAGCATCATGAACAGGACGTATTCGCAGTTCTCGCCCCTCGCGCGCGGCTTGCCGTTCTCGAACCGGTCAACGATGAACGAGCCGGTGTTGACATACCACGCCTCGCCGTCCTTCATCTTGGCGACGCCCTTGTGCGGCAGATAGGCCGGGAACGTCGCCTTCGGCACGCCGTCCTGATGATAGATCAGGTCGCCCGCCGCATCGCGCTGCGGCTTCTGCCACAGCAGCAGGGCTGTCTCGCCCTCGGCGTCAGCCAGCTTGGTGATAAACTCAATAAACTTGGTGCGATCCTCACTCATCGCTTGCTCCTCACTTGCCATAGCGTGTCATCGTGGCGACTTCCGCGTTCAGCGGCAACCCGTAGGCCCATGCTGGCGGCGTCGTCATTACCTTGAGCAGCTTCGCAGCCGCTGCTTCGGGGTCGGCAGTCTCCAGCACAATCTCGTCATGCACATGAAGAACCACGTCCAACCCCTCTTCCTCTAGCTGCCACAGCGAATGCCGCAGCAGGTCGTTTGCTACTGCCTGCGTGATGTTCTCACAGGCTAGGCCCCGCCACAGGCGACCACGCGGCCATTCGCTTGCGTCAGCCGCCGGCTTCCATGAAGCCTTGGCGTAGGTGATGTTCCCCTCTTCATCGAAGCGGGCGAAAGGATAGCATAACACACGCCCCGAAGGCAGGACATACCAGAGATGCTGCTTGTCGAATAAATAGGCCACACGCCCAGCGGAAAACTCCGTGCCGGGGTTGCGCATGGCAGCGGTATAGGCGCGCTCCAGTGCGTCCCAGTAGACCGGCGCCCACGGGTTCGCGCGGCGCCAGCCATCGACCATCTTGCGGCTGTCGCTCTCCGGCAGGATGACGTTGTAGATGCGGCCCATCGCGGCGAAGGCGCCGATCCCGCCCGCAAAGCCGCAAGCCAGTTCCTGCACCTTACCGATCTGGCGCTGGTCCTTATCGACTTCGTCGTAGGCGACGCGGAAGGTCGCAGCAGCGTTGTGCTTGTAGACGTCCTCGCCGCGCTCGAAGATGCCCAGCTTGGCTGCACCGCTGTTGGTGTTCGACGCCCACGGCGTGACGCGCGCCTCAATCGCGGCCCAGTCGGCCACGACCAGATGCTTGTCCTTGTCGGCCATCAGCGCCGGGCGCAGCATCCCCTTGAGGACGTCGGTCACGCGCTTGCCGTGCTTGGGGACGATCTGATGCCCGCGCACCATCGCGGTGCGGACTAGTGCCGGGTCTGCGGCACACTTTCGGGGGAAGTTATGAACCTGAAGCCCATATGATGAAGCACGGCCAGTAGCGCTTCCTCCTGCAAATACGAACGCGCCTCTAACGCGGCTATCCTCCTCGTCAGCAAGCGCTGCGGCACGACTAAACTTCGCAACGGACGAGGCCCAGAGATCATCCGCGCACTGGATAACTTCCGCCACTTCAGCCGGGACTTCATCGGCATTCCCCTCCGCCAGCGCCAGCAGATTGGCGCGCACGTTCTTGTCGATGGATAGCTTGGCCTCGCCGTCCTTGTAAACGGTCGCCAGCTTCAACGCTTCCGGGCCGACCCGCTCCAAGACCCACTCGCGCATTTTCGGGCTGCGGACCGACGTGACCACGCCTTCAGTAACCTCTCGGACGATCTCTTGTATCTCGACAGCTTCCGCCTCTGCGTAACGCACAGCCGCCAAAGCCAGAGGTTTATCAAGCAGGACACCACGGTCGTTGATACGCTCATTAACGTGATAGTCGCGCAGTTCATCGGCCGACAACTCCCGCTGCGCCTGACTGATCGCCCGCATAGCACGGACGTCCTGTTCGCAGTAGCGGATCATTTCGTCCATCAGGTCGGCATCCGCGCGGAACGTGCCGTCCGCCTGCGGGATCGACAGCAGCCGGATAAGCTGCGCGCCGCGATGGTCTTTCTTCATCGACGCACCAGAGAACCGCCCGACATCCTCAAGGCTGCCCGGCGCGCAGTTGGCGCGGGCTTGTGCTGCGGTGCAATAGAACTGCTCAAGGTCGAAATTGACTTGCAGGACATACCAAAAGATCAGGCGCTCGAACGCCGCGTTGTGCGCCCGCACCTGACCTTTGTGATTAGCGACGGCTTGCGGGAAAGGCTGACCGGGCAGCCACGTCCGCACCTCTTCGTCGTCGAAGGCGTAGGACATGCACAGCACCTCGGTGCTTAGGTCCATCGCGTAGTTGTAGACGCCGCGTTCGGGCAGATTGCACCGGCTGCGCGTCTCGAAGTCACACCAAAGAATTGCCACAAGGTTGCCTCACTTCAACCGCTACTCGCCGGGACGGCTAGGGGGTAACCGCCCCGGCTTTCGCCTACCGATTAGGCGCGACGACGACGACGGGGGGCGTCGCCGGCCGCAGCTTCCTCGGTCTGCTCGTCATCATCGTGCGGAGCGTCGGCTTCGTCAGCAGCGCTGTTAGCGTCGAGCGAAGCCCAACCGGTGATGTCGAACACAGGCGTGTAGATACGTCCATACGACTTGTGCTGGTAGTGTTCCTTCTTCAGACGCACCAGCGGCACAGGCTTGTCAGGGTTGGTATCGACCTGTTCGGCGATGGCGATAGCCAGCGCCTGCACGGCCTTCTTACCGCCAACCGAAGTCACGGTGTAGCGGGCCTGCATTCCTTCGTCTTCGCCGTTGGTGCAAGCCAGCGTCATGCCGACCTGCATCTCCCAGCCGCGCTTCGAGCCGTCCGGAGCCGGACCGGTTTCAGGCAGCGGGTCAGACACCGGCGCCATCTTCTCGGCGAGGACAACGCCCTCACCCCAAGCGATGTAGCCATGCACGAAGCTGAACGGATTGACCGCCCAGATGCTGTCGTCTTCGACTTCAGTCTGGTCGGCACCGAAAACCCAATGGCCGGTCTTGTCCATCTTGAGGATGACCATCCCGCCGGGGGCGACGTCGGCTTCCATCGAACGCAGGGCCGACGAGAGCGACTTGACTGACGGCAGATTGGCGCCGGCAAACTTAACGAGTTCTGTCATTGTAGTGTTCCTTGTTACTGGACGTTACTGGACTTTGGACAGCGCCTTACGCAGCGTCTGTCCGATTGACACCACGCTGGGCCGGGGATCGCTCTCCGGAGCCAGAGTAGAGCCGCTTGACACGGCGACCACAAGATCGTCGGGCAAGTTCTGCTTCGCCTTTTTCAGCAGCTTCTCGGCCGCTGCGGGCGTAATAAGTTTCTCTTCGTAAGGCTCGACGCCCGTCTGCATCAGGAACGCCGCAGCCTTGTCGGGGTCCGCCCACTGGCGCGTCGCGCGCTTGTTGACCAGCTTCCAACCCGGAACGCCGGCACCCTCTTCAATCAGGCCATGCGCCAACTGCTGCAAGTCCTTGATGAAGCTTTCCACCATCGGGATTTGGTCGAGATAGTGCGCGATCTGTTCGACCGGCAGCGCCTCAATCTTGGCCTTGGTGATCCGGTCGATAGCCCCCGTCATCAGCGGGCAAACCGGCTTGGCGGCGCACCAGCGGCAATGCTCACCAGCCACCAACGGCGCGTCTGGCTTGAGCGCCACCTTGACGGCGCGGGCCAGTTCGTCCTCGAACGCCTTGATCCGACCCACGGTGGTCATCCAGCGCTTCACGCTGGGCGGCTGGACGATGACCAGTTCGACGTCGGTTACGCCTTCAAAGACCCATGACGTCGCCGGCGTGCGCATAGCAGCCGCAGCGTAGAAGAGTAGCTGGGCGTTCTCTTCGACTTCGACCGCGACGCCGTCACCAAACTTCCAATCCAGCACGACAGCCCGACCATCAAGGCGACCGATAAGGTCCACGCTGCCGAACACGTCAGGCAGAAAATCGCCAAAGCCGACCACGCTTTCGACCGCATATTCCATCTCCTTGTCGGGATCGACCGCGTCGAGCGCCGTCAGCGCGGGCAGCAGCTTGCTGTCGATCAGGTCGAAGGTCAGTTCGATGTCTTCATGCTTGCGCCCGACGTAGTCGAGCGGCTTGCCCTTACCATCCAGAATGTCTGCGATGGTGTCGTGCAGTAGCGTTCCCGTGTCGGCGTAGCTGCTGCTGGGCTTAGGCGGCATCTTGTCCACCAGCGCCACGCTGCCGGGGCAGGCGATGACGCGCTTGGCGGTAGAACCGCCGACGATACGGCTATGTTGTGCCATTACTGTACCTCACTTTACTGTTTGGAAGGCCAGCATACACGACAAAAAATGTGTTGCAAGACAAAAAATGTTTCACTATCCACAGGCCATGACCGAGAAAGAGATAGAGGCGCATTTCGTGCGGCGCGTCAAAGCGCTGGGCGGCTACGCGTACAAGTTCCGCAGCATCGACCATCGCGGCGTCGCCGACCGCATCGCCTGTATGCCGAATGGCGAGGCGTGGTTTGTGGAACTGAAGAAGCCGGGCGGACGCCTGTCGCCGCTGCAAGAGATATTCGCCGAAGAGATGGAACACACCAAGCAGCACTACGCCTGCCTCTGGTCGAAGGACGACGTGGACGAATGGTGCAAACGCTTCGCCTAAGAGCCTATCAGGACGACGCGGCCGACTTCCTGTTCGAGCGTGACCGGGCGATGATCCTTGCGCCGGTCGGCGCGGGCAAGACCGCGATCACGCTGACAGCGATGGCCGACATGGTCGATCAGGGCCACGTCAGCCGCTGGCTGGTGGTGGCGCCTAAGCGCGTCTGCACGGACGTCTGGCCGGTCGAGGCGCCGAAGTGGGCGCCGACGCTGCGGCTGGCGCTGGCGGTCGGCACCCCGGCGCAGCGCAGCGCGGCACTGGCGGACCCGGACGTCGATGCTGTCGTGATCAACTACGACAACCTCGACAAGCTGGAGACGCTGAACGGCTTCGACGGCATCGTGTTTGACGAACTGACGCGGCTCAAGAACCCCAGCGGCAAGCGCTTCAAGGCGCTGGAAAAGCTGCTGGCGCCGGTCAAAGTGCGCTGGGGCCTGACGGGATCGTTCACGTCGAACGGCCTTGAGGACGTGTTCGGCCAGTGCAAGATCATCGACCAAGGGCTGCTGGGCCGCGCCAAGGGCGCCTTCTTGCAGCAGTACTTCATCTGCATCAACCGCGACTTCGGCCAGTGGACGCCGGCGGCTGGGGCGCTCGAACAGGTCATGCAGCGCATCAAGCCGGCCACTTACGTGCTGGAGCCGGGCGAGTACAAGGACAAGCTGCCGCCGTGTCATGTCGTCGAGATACGCACGACGCTGGACGACCGCGACCCCTACGAGAAGATGAAGCGCGATTACGTCGCCCGGTTCGGCGACGAGCGCGTCATCGCGCAGAACGCCGCGTCGGTCACGACCAAGCTACAGCAGATGGCGTCGGGCTTCGTCTACAACCGCGACGGGGGCTGTCCGTCGATCTGGTACAGCAACCACAAGTTCGAGCGGCTGGCCGAACTGCTGGACGAAAACCAGCGCGCCAACACCATCGTGGTCTACAGCTATCAGGAAGAACTGGCCGAACTGAAGCGGCGCTTCCCGCACGCCCAGACGATTGACGACGAGAACGTCATCGAACGCTGGAACCGTGGCGAGGTCGAACTGCTGCTGGTCCATCCGAAGTCGGCTGGGCACGGCCTTAACCTTCAGTACGGCGGCTGCCACATGGTGTTCCTATCGCTGCCGTGGTCCTTGGAACTTTACGAACAGACGGTCGGGCGGCTGCACCGCAGCGGGCAGAAGCACGACGTGTGGGTTTACGTCATGCTGGCGGACAAAACTATCGACGAACGCATCTGGGCGGCGCTGCACAACAAGCGCGCCGTGTCAGAGACAGCGCTAGAGGAACTGAAGAATGCTGACTAAATCGTTTTCGTATCAAGTGCGGCACGTCCGCAAAGGCGAGGCGCGGCTGGTCGCCTATTACGACGCCGCCGCCGATCTGCGTCCAGCCGCTATTGTTCTTCCGGCTGTGCTGGAAGAAGGCGCGGTAATCGACGTGCAGTTTATCACTAACCCGGCCGACCACGCCGAGATAATGGATGACGATAATGACTAAGGTATCGTGGCAGGTGTTGGCGGTGAAGCTGCCGTCCTACACCGAAGAGGAAGTCGCGCAGATGCTCGACGACGAGATCGCCGTCCACAAGCGCACGGCCATCGCTCGGCGGCTGCATCAGCGCCTGTGCAAGCTGCGCACCATGCGCGAACGACGTGAACTAGCAGCGAGGCTAAAGAAGTGACTGACCATGCAGCAGCGGCCGTCGAGGCCCTAGAACAGATAACCGCCCTGCTGCGCGCAGGACGGTCACCTGAAGACGTTGGCCCGCTCGTTATCTTGATCGGGCGGATGATGGCTAGACGGACTTAACCGCCGAGGAACTGCGCGGCTGCCGTGGCGACGGCGGCAATCGCACCGAGGGCGGCGACCGCCTTAGTCTTCTTGCCCAGCTTGGGTTCGGCGCCTTCCATTGGTAGGATTTTGTTTGCGGCGCCGCCAAGCAGTTGGTCCTTGGCAACGCTTCCGAGTAGTTTCTTCAGGTTCATGTAAACCTCCTTATAACCAAGCAGCGTACTTCTTGGTCTTCATCTTGCGGTCGTCGAGGCCATGCGTGCCCCCGTTGATCCGCTTGGTCAGCGCGAGGATCGCACTGTCTGTGATGCCCTGATCGCAGATGCCCCAGAGCTTGTTACGGTCGAAAAACCAGAGCGCGCTTTCAAAGCACAGTTCGCCGGCAACGAGGTCCGGGTTGTGCATGACATCGGGGCGGTTCACGTAGTCGGCAAAGGCTTGGTAGTTCGACTTGCCGGTGAGTTGGAGCGCGCCACGACCACGAAACTTCCAGCCGTCGCCTGAAGCTTCGTCACCGTTCCCCATGCGGTTGGCATAGACCCGGTTGGCAATCTTCTCTGGCTTGCGCTCGTAGGCAGCGGCCAGCGCGTCGGTCGGGAAGTACTTGCCGAAGATGCCGCGCAGGCCCTTCGCGCCATAGTTGAGGTTCTCCGAGAACGCCTTGAAGTTGCCGCTCTCATGCGCCGTCTGGGCGAAGAAGTGCGCGGCGCGGTTCTTGTTGAGGTGGTAGAACTCGGCAGCCTTCTTGAGCGTGCCGGGGCCGAAAGCCCCGTCAGCCGTGACGCCGATCTTCTGCTGAAGGTTTACGAGGCTCACAGGTTTTTCCTCCAATCAGGGAAATCGTTCTCATCGACAACGCCGTCGCCGTTGATGTCGTAGCGCAGGTCGTTGCGGTACTTCTCCCACGGGGCGAGGTCATCATCGTCATCGTCGTCTGCCAGAACCGGCTCGTCCTGAGTGACAAGCGGCGTTGTCTGCACCGGCTGAGCGACAACGGTCTCTTCGGCAATCGACACCGGCTCCGGATCAGGATCGCGGCGGTCTTCCGGCGGGGGTGGAACGAGTTCGCCCTTCATACCCATCAGGGTGGCGTAGGAACCAGCGACAGCGCCGACGACCGAGGTCATGACGTAGCTGAGCAGCCCGAATACGTCCTTGTTGTCGATAATGTCGTTCGACACGAAGAGGCCCACGATCATGGCGCAGGTGATGGCGACAATAACAAAGGCCATTACGCAGGCTGCAAGCCAGAGCGCCTTGATGCGAGCAACGAGGAGTTTGTCTTCCATATCCATCAGTCTTTCCCATTCAGCGGGTTGTCGAGGACGCGCTTGATCTTGTCGTCCATCTGGGTTTCCAAGTCCTTGATCCGGCGTTGCTGGTCTACGTCCTGCTGCCTTAGCTGGTCAAGCATAGCACGTTGGGCCTGCATAGTCATAGCGTCGCTTGCGCGCACGCTGCCCGACACTGCGTCAACCGTCTGCCGCGTGCTGGTCACGCTGCTGCTGATCGAACCAGTGAGGTAGTTCAGCGCCTCGCTGTTGCCCTTGGTGAGCCGCTCTACGCTGGTGACGCGCTCGTCCAGCACGCTGATGCGCTCGTTGATGCCCGACAGGTCTGGCGGCACGTAGGCAGCCGTCACCTCCTGCATGGTCAGGAACTGCTGGTAGACCTGAAAGCCAGCCCAGAGCGCGCCGACGACCGTCGAGACAGCAGCGAAAACAATCGCGATCTTGCCGCTCGACAGGTTGCCGATCTTGAAGCTGAAGCCGCTCTCGTCAAAGGCGACCTGCGGGTCTTCCTTCTCACTGTCGGTATTGGGCATCAATCATCTCCTGCAACTTGTCGCTGTTGGACCGCGTCAGCCGGTACATCTCGAAGTTAGCGTCGCGTATCCGGCGGTTGCGGTATATATCACGTGGGGCGTAAAAGTCAGGTCGGTCTTGAAGGCCCACCTGTGTGTAGGCGGCGAACCCCGGAACGGCGGCGATAGCGGCCATAGTCTCCGCCTGCCCTTCGGCCATCGTGTTGCCGGTCTGCGTCTGCTCAGTCTGCATCGCCATCTGCGGGGCGGGTGAAGAGAGCGTGTTCAGCACTTCCAGCGTGTTCGCGGCAGAGGATGCGCTGCTCGACGGCGAGGGCGCAGTCTCAAACGCGCCGATGAACGCGACCGACGTGCTGCTGTTGGTCTGGACGGAACCGAACTGCACCGCGCTTGCCGGATTGATGCCGGGCAATTCGTTGGTCGGCATAGGGGCAGATGCAGCCAGCGCGGCTACCTGATCGGGGCTGAGCCGCTCGGCGGCGACTGCTTCTGCCACTTGCTCAGTAATGCTGACCGTCTCGGTTTGCGTTTCAGCCTGCGGCTCCGCGACAGTGATCTCTTGCTCTGGCTCCGGCATACTGGCGACAATCGCTTCGGCTGTGTCAGCAGCGGCGTCAGCAGCGGCGGCGTCGATGACCGTGTTGATCGGCGTGGACGAAACGAAGTCAATCGGCGCGACTGCTTCGGGTGGGCAGCTTGGGTCCATCGGCGTCACGTTGCAGTCAACGACCACAGGCTCAGGCCACTTCAGAATGCCCGACTGATTTTGCATGGGCGACGGATCGCGGCCGTAGAACAGAAGGATGTTGTCGCTGGCGTTGGGTCCAGTGACCCCGGCAGTCGCCAAGTGATATGTGAACGGCGCGAGGTTGGCATAGTTGAACTGGATTTTGCCGTCGTCGAACAGGCCGATCTCAAAAGTGTACTGGTTGTTCGTGCCGTACTCGTTGGTGTTGTACCAGCCAAAGAGGATCGAACCTTGGCTGCGCCGGTAGTAGGGGTTGCTTCCGCTAATGAGATCGGTCCACATCCCGTAGATCGTGTTGCGCGGGGCCTGCTCTAGCGACTGACCATTGCAGCAGAGGTTGGCTGACGTACCGAAAGACACAAAGCCGTTGGACGACACCCACGCGCTGGTGAAGACCTGCCCCCAGTAGGTAAACTCAAAGCCAAGATCGACACGCGCTGTGTTGTCGTCACCGAGGTACAGCGGCGTGGCTGTGGCGGGGCTTGCCACGATCTGCGGCGGAATGACGCCCGGCTCGTAGGTCTGCGCGGCTGCCGACGCCGCCAGCAGACTAGCGGCGACGCTTAGCGTCAGGCCGCGCATCAGCATTTTCTTCCCACGCGGCGGTGGCCTGCGCACCGATCAGGCCCATGTAGGGGCAGGGCGTACCGGCCATCTCCATAGAGCGGAAGACGCGGTCATCCTGACAGAGCAGGCTCACAGCGGCCACACGCATCCCCATGTCGTAGAGGGTCTTGGACAGCTTGATGCGTTCGCAGTTGGTGTCGCGCACCGCCTTGCCGCCAGAGATGCCGACGATCTGGGTCTGCACCGCCCCAGACACGCCCGTCGTGCAAAGGTCTTGGCTGTAACTCATGATCGTCGGCGCGATGGCCGAGGGCGGCGGCGACTTCAGGTTCTGGTCAATCACCTGCCGAGAGACGTTCTCGCTGTAGCTGGTGGACTTGCTGTCGCTCAGGTTGACGTTGTTGTTCTGGTTGACGTTGTTGGTCGTCGCCACAGAGGTCGAGGTCGAGGTGCTGTTTACCGTCGAAGTGGACACGTCGGTGTTGAAGTTCCGGTTCGTGTTGTCCGAGGTGCTGGCGCTGGTACTCGTCGAGGTATTCTGATTGACGTTGGTCATCGTGCCAGAATTGATGTTCTGGTTGACGTTGGTGTTCGTCGAGGTGCTGGTCGAAGTGTTATTATTGTTGTTGGTCGCCGTGGCAGTGCTGCTCGTGACCGTGTTGTAGTTGTAGTTCGTCGCCTGCGCCAACGCCAGCGACGGAACCAACAGCAACGATAGCGCGACCCGACGAAGCATCTTACTTCAACCCCAGCAAAGCCAACAGAATGCCGATCAGAAGCATGATGATTGTGCCGGCCACAGTCATACCCATGCTTTCCAGCCGCTTCAGCCGGGCGCAAATGCTTTCATACCGCAGAATGCAGACCTCTTCATGCGTGTTAAGCCGCGCTTCGGTCTGGTCGATAGTAGTCATGGGCCGGAGTACTCTTGACGGATTACTGAGGTGGTACAGCCCACGCCGGCAGCGCGTATTGCTGGCGCAGCTTGTTTGCCTCTTCGCCGCGCGAAGGCGCGCGGGCGGCAGCGTTGGTCGAGGGGAGCATGACGTAGTTGCGTCGCGGCGGCGGCGCCTTCCCTGTGGCAAACGCATTCCGGGCTGCCTGCGCATTGCGCACCGTCATGGCGTTAGCCCGGCCTTTAGCGGCAAGACCCATTAGCGAAGTACCAAGAGCAACGGCAGCCGCTTGAGGGCCAGCAAATGCCAACATAGATGAAGCGATCCCGGCTTCAGCCGCCAATCCGCGAAGAGAGTTTGGTGTCAGCCACGACGCGACAAAACGCAGCGCTTTATTTGACGGCTTGCCCCCAGCGATTTCGCGGATGTAGCCCTGCTCTTCGGCGCTGAACCCGCGCATACGCTTCGGATTGTTGACAATCTTTCCGAATTCGTTGCGCAGCGCCTCACCCATAGTCGGCGGCTTTTCACCAGTCTGCGTGCGGTTAAACGCGGCTTGAACAGCGTCATCAAACGCTTCGGTGCGCGCTTTACGCGACCAAAGTTCGCGCGCGTTCTTCAATGCAAACGCACCTTCAGGTGCGTTCCCAGCCGACACGTTTTGCGGGTTCATTACAAAATCATCAATGCGTTCGATAATCCGTCGCGCCAAACGACGTTCGTCAGGGCTGCTGCTAGCAGCCGCGTTTTTCGCTACGCGTCGCAGCACATCTACTTCGTCAAGACCAAGGTCCGCACCTGCTTTTACAGACGCCGCAAAATCGCGCAGCGTTGCCGCGACTTTAGGGTGCATAGTGCGGTTAAAACCCTGACGCTTCAGGTCAGCAGTAATATCATTGGTTAGCGTAGAGATGTTCTGGTTGGGGAACACCATTCCGGCTTCCCTAGCGCGCGTATAGGCGGCGTTAGCCTCGCTTGTCAGTTGTTCAAGCGTAGGGCCTTTGGGCGTCTTAACGCCCGACTTACCACCAAGAAAACCGCCTGCGAACCCAAGCGACGTAAGCGCAAGCGGGTCTTCAATGCCACCATAGTTCGCTGCGGCTGACGGCGCAGCAGCGCCGAACGCGCCGGCCATCGTTTGCGCTTTAGGCTGTTCAGCAAGAACATTAAACACGCGTTGTGTGGTGCCGCTAAACTTAGGGGCCAATGTTCCAAATGCGTTGGCGGGCGCAGCCGCGCCAGCAGAACCTTCGACAATGTCGCTGTACACTTGCTGGGCTTTGGTAGTCGGGCGTTGACCAATACCCGCCTTTTCATAGACGTTCTGGATAGTTTGCGACGGCAGCGGCACGCGGTCACCGCCGAACAAGCTTGCGGCAGCATTATAGCCGAGCGTGCCAAGATCGCTAAGGCCAAGCGCCAAAACGCCGCCGGCTGCGCCGGGGATAGCGCCTACACCAGCGGCCGGCGCACCGGCCAAAGCGCCGGCGCCAGCCGCTGTGGCATAGGGGGCCAGCGCGCGAGTGGTGACGCCAAGCCAGCGGCCTAGCGAACTGTCAGGTTCGGGCTGCTCCCATTCGATTTTATTTGGGTCAATCGACGGCGTTTTCGCAGGCGCGACCGGTTTGGCGTCCCACTTAACTTCGGCCGGATTAATCGGCATAGTCTACGCTCCCGTCCGCGTACTGAACCACACGGCGTCCGTTGTGAGTGCCGGTGCGAACAATTCGTTTTTGGACCGGCGTAGACGGCGCGCCAAGATAAGACGCCTGAATTTGCTTAACGCGACGCCACGCAGCTAGCCGCTTATCAGCAGCAATGTACGGGTTAGCAATATCACCGACAAGACGCTCAATCATTTTGCGGTCTTCGTTCGAGATGCCGGTGCCCAGTTTGCCGCCCAACAAGTCGTTAGTCAGTTTTGCCGCAATGGTCTGAAGTTCACCAATGGCTTGCGCGCCTTCGGTCGCGCCGCCGCCAATGCTTTCAGGAATAGCGCCCACTAGTTCCGCGCCAACGGCTTCTATAGCGCCGCTGGTAGAGCGTTTAATGAGGTTTGCTACCGGATCGTTTTTATCGCCCGGCTTCATCCCGACAACGCGGAAGAAGTTTTCAGCCGCGCGCTTTTGTTCTGCGCGCGACCTGACACGGTCAGCGGCAGTTTGTCCTGCTACCTTTCCTTCTTCGGACGCCTGCGCTTCTTCGCGCACGCGCTTAAGCGGAACCTTTGCCGCCCCCGGAATAGATGCCTCCGGCGCCTGCATCGGCGACTTACCCTTGAACTGACGCCCGGTGTCTTCGTACTGCACCATGCCCTGCGTGCGCTGCAAGGTCGGCATACCCTCGTCAGGACGATAGACAGCGTCACGCATACCGCCGGCTTGCCCTTCGTCCGGCATGATCTTGATGTTGCTGCTGCGCAGAATTTGCGCAAGCTGCTGCTCCTTGTCGGGGCCAGCCGCCGCGCGCAGCGCCTGAAGGTTCGACTGCGACACAACGCCGGTCTGCATCATCTGCTGCACGATGCCGCCAAGGTCCGGCTGTGCCGCGCCGCCGTCAAACGACGCCGGCTTCATCGACGCGCCGCCGCCACGAATTTCATCGGCACGCGTCTGCATCTGGCGGAACTCGTCGTCGGTCAGCCCGTCAAAGATCGGGTCTGTAGCGCGCGCGCCGCGCGCCGCCGCGCGGGCAGCGGCTTCAAGCCGGTCCGGCGTGGCTGGCCCCGCAGGCGCCATCTGCGCACGAAGATCAGCCGGGGTAGTGTTGGCTCCACGGGTCGGCCGCAGCCCGCCAGCAGGAGCGCTTCCGCCGGCAGCCGGAGGCGGCGTGCCGGTCTTAGGCTGAAGCACGTTAAGCGGCACAACACCCTGCTGCCCGCGTTCGGCCGAAAAGCCGCCACTAGTGGCGACGCCGTAGTTGCCGTCAGCGTCTTGAATGACCTGCGTTTCCAGCGGGCCGTAGGTCGCTTTGAAGTTGTCGGCGATGCTGCCGACCATCTGGAGCAGCATGTTGCGGTCGAACTGTTCGGGCGGCAGATTGGCACGGAACGCTTTCGCGATGTCCGGTGCATCCTTGTCCAACCGCGTCAGCAGCATGTTGTAGCCGTTGGCATTCATGACCTGCCCGGCCAGCTTAGTGTAAAAGTCGATCTGCTTACCCGCCAACTCAATCTCAGCAGCGCTGGCGTCGCGTTTCGCTTTACTGGCAGCCCGCGCTTCTTCAGCGTCGGCGATCTGAGCATTCTTAGCCGCCGTCGCGGCCTGACGTTCAGCGACGTCTTGCTGACGCATCATGTTGATCATCTGCGCGTTCTTCTGAACGGCGTTCGACATAAAGTTCGTCTGCGGAGCGCGCGCCTGAAGGGCGATACTGTTGTTATTAGGCATCTAGTTAGTCCCTTTAGCCGACCGCAGGCTTTCTGTTGAGATAGTTGATTTGCGCCTTGTACAGCGGGAAATCCATTATTGCGTTGCCAACACCGCTCAAAGCATTAGCCATCGCGTTAGCTGAACCGACGTAACCCGATGCGCGCGCCTGCGCGGCGTTGGTCAGCCCACCGGCCTGCGCGTTGCCGATGTTGTACGCAGCGTTAGACGTGGCGTTTGCCAAATTCGCTGCTGCCTGCTGACGAGCCTGCGCGATGTTGTATTGGTTTTGCGCAGTGTTCGCACCCTGCTGAAGCGCAAGATTAGACTGCGTCCCGTAGTAGTTCTGAAGATTGCCGACGTTGGCCTGACCTTGCGCGTATTGGTTCTGAGCGGTAGCCTGACCAAGCCCCAGCGCGTTCTGCGCTTGGGTCTGGCTCAGGCCCAGCGCGTTCTGCGCCTGTGCGGAACCAAGACCCAGCGCGTTCTGCGCGAGGTTCTGGCCGTACTGGCTGGCTGCCCCCGTCATCACGTTAGCGGCCGACTGACCGGCGCCCATCAGCGGCTGAAGCTGGCCCAACTGCGCGGCGCGTTCGGTCTGATAGCGATTAAACGCGTTCTGATATTCTTGGCTGGCGAGGCCCTGACTGAAGCGCTGCACGCCCTTCAGCATGTTGCCTGACAACAGACCGCCGCGCGCAGCCGCGCTGCGTTCGAGCGCCCGCTGGCCTTCTTCCTGCCGGAAGGCGTAGCCGGGGTCTTGCTCGAAGTTAGCCATGTTAAAGTTGCCGCCGAAGCGGCCGTAATTGGCAGCGGTCGTGTCGCCGCCAAGTCCGAGAAGCTGCATCATCTGCTGCTGAGCAGTCAGGCCCGCTTCACGATAGGGGTTCTGAAGGCCAAGCTGCTGAAGATAAGCTTCGGTCTGCGCCTGATTGGCACCGCCAAAACCCTGCTCCAAAGCGCGATTAGCCTCGCCGTAGCCTTGCGCCGCCGCCCGGTTAGCTTGATCGAATGCAGTCTGGTACGCACTTTGCGCGCCGGTAAATGTCTGGTCGAGCGCGCCGCGCTGCTCTTCGAACGACGCCCGCGCAAAGTCCTGCGCCGCCTGATTGGCTTTGTCCTGCGCCGCCTGCGCTGCAGCCGCCGCTTCGCGTGCTGCTGCTACGGCTTCTTCCGTTCCGGTTTTCTGCGCGTCAATAGCTAGCTTAGCTGCGCGCTCCTGCGCGGCGGCGGCTTCCTGAGCAGCCTGCGCTTGTGTGTTAGCAGCTTTCTTTGCTGCGCTGGACGCGATAAGTCCGCCGCCGACCGAGGCGATGCCGCCGATAATTGCGCCTGCAAGTGGCATCAGTTCAACTCCATCATCATAACGCGGTGCGGAACACCGTAGGTTTCTATCACTTCGCCCGTGTGTTGCATACCCCCTTGTCTGGCAAAGCGTTCGACATGGGGCGTCTGCGGCGGTATCTTAGTCCAAAGCATTTTCGCGCCGTGTTTGCGGGCGTAATCTATCATTTCAGCGCGGGCGGCGTTGGCCCACGCCCCGCGCCCACTCTTCAATATAAACGTATGCACTTCATGCACTTTTGGGGCGGACCACATAAGTGCAAAACCGCCGTGTTCGCCGACAAGAAACCAATGTTCGCGCCGGTCAACAACGCCAGTTAAATCTAAATCGCCGGCGTCTGGGACGCCGATGTGGGGCCGCACTTCAGGATGGTTAACTAGCGCGTTTACTAGTTGAATATCGTGAGTACGGCTAAGACGCATCAGCTAATCTCGCGCCCAGACGCGCGCAGATTGACGGCGGCGGCGGCTGAAGCCAGCGTCGAGATGAACCCGCCAGAGTTGAGGATATGCCCAACGATCTCCGGAAAGGTGTACGTCTCGCCCGGCTGAAGCGTGCGCGTCTTGACGATCAGGTTGCTGTTGCCTGTGCTTTCGCCAGCAACAGCCAGATTGACGCTGACGTTGACCATACCGCTGCTGAAGTTTGTTGCGGTGAACTTGTCGATGATCGTCGTGACGTTCGTCGCCACGTATTGCGTGGTCTGAGCGTTCTCTAGGTTCTTAGCCGGGATGATGTTTTTGGCGATAATAGGCATGGGCCGTTCCTATCAGGTAACGTTGCCGCTGACGTAGAACGTCTCGCTGCCAATGCACTGCACCATAGCGACACCATAGACGGCAATCGTGCGGCTGCCTGTGGTTGAAGACCCGGCCAACCGCAGCGTGGTGCCAGCGCCCTGCGTCAGCGTGATCGTGCTGCCGCTGTTGTTGATGACGGTAAACCAATCGCCAGCCGTAAAGACGCCCGAAGGGATCGTGGTCGTCGCGGTGACGAGCAGATGCTTGCCAACGTCCGACGCGGCTGCCGTGGTGTTGGTGCTTTGCGGTCGGGTGCGGAAGCCAATTGTATAGGCGCTTCCGTTGCTGTCCTTGACCGTAGAGGTAGTGTCTATAGCGGTAAGGGTTTTGTTGGTCAGGGTCTGGGTCGCGGTCAGATAGACGCCGTTAGTGACGGTGCCCGCATTACCCGACACGTCGCCGGTCAGGTTAAACGTAGCGGTCACGCCGGTGATCGTACCGCCGGTGATGCTGACGTTATTGAAGTTCTGCGAAGCCAGCGTGCCGTAAGTGGCGATGTTATCGACCGTCCATTGAAGCACGTCGTCGGCGTCCTTGAGGACGACCTTGTAGCTGGCCGCCGTCGTGAACCACAGATTGCATTCGCCGCGACTGTCGAGAATGACCGGGTTCGTATTCGGCGTGTTGGCCGACGCGTCAGTAAACGTCGCCAGCGGCGTGGTCGTGCCAGCGGCGTAGGTGTAGACCTTACCACCAACCAGAGGCGTGCCGTCAGCAGCGAAGAACTGCGCTTTCGGTTCAGGTGCAAGAACGGCCATATGCTAACCTCAGTTGATGTTGTTCGTTACCGTCAAGATGACGGATGGAATTGCCGGCACTGGGCTTGACGACGCGATGCTGACAATCTGACAGCCAGTGTCGTCCGTAGACCAAACCAGTTCAAAATAATCGCCTGCGTTCATAGGTACCACAAAATTCCATGCGGCGACAGCCGCCGCGTTGCTGCCTTGCAAAGTGACTTGCGTAGCGGAATTGGCGGCGTCCACGCCGTTGACGCGGTACCAAATGTAGACCTGTTTAGCTGTCGCGCTGGACTTTTGAAGCTGAAGCGAGAACTGAAAGTTGTACGTGCCGATGCGGTCCACGTAGACCCGCGACGTCGGGCTGCCAATATATGCGCCGCTAGTCAGCGCTGTAGAATTGAGCGTGATCGGATATGCCGTGTTAATTGCGGCGGCGCTCTGCGTGGTGGTATCGTAGAACGAGCCGTAACGGTGGTCGCTCATCTGCGGCGTATAGGTCGGCGCCAAATCCTGCCCGTAAGACGAACTAGCCGAAGAGTTGGCCTGACCAGCACCGGCGATGTTGAACAGATTGAAAAAGAACCGATACCATTCGCGGCTGATGAACCCGTCTTTTCCAATTGCAATCGGAACGCGTGACGCTGGAATGTTGGTTAGCTGATTATCAGGCATTGGTGCCGCTCAACATCAGTTCCGCACCCGTCAGGTAGACCCGCACCGGATCGCTGCCCGACACTTCGTAGACGCGGTCACGCAGCTTGAGCGACATGCCGAGGCGGCGCCAGATGACGCGGGTGCCGGTCGCGCCGATGCGGCCCATAGAGGCCCAATGTTCGTTCGACCATGTATGACCGCCATCGTCCGACCAGCGCAGCATGACCTGTGGGTCATCGCCAAGGCCCGTGCTGATGCCGGTGCCCGTCTCGCATTCAAGCTGAAGCGAATGGTGCGCTGTACGCTTGAGATTATTCTGGCCGGTCGGCAGCGCGCGCCACGACCGCAGCCACCGCTGGGGAATGCCGTTGTCTTCAAACACGTCAAGATTGAATATGTAGATGTTGCCGTTGGCGTAATCGCCGACGATGATGTTGCCCTGATAGTTGCATTGGCAATTGCTGCGGTGGCGCGAAAAAGCACCCGACACGCCGGTTGGATTGACGAACGTAAAACTATCAAAGAACGCAGTAGGTTCAAACGCGGTTCGCTCGAATGCCCCTTCAGGCGCGACCTGCGCCGAATACGACGAACGCTGATGCCATGCGCCGGTCGCTACGTCGAAGACCCAAGTCTCGTCGGCGGACGGGAACGAGATGACGTAGAAGGCGTGGCCGTCCTGCTGGTAGGTGTAGGCGACCGCGTCCGACATATCCAGATAGTTCTGAATGCGCCATTCGATTGCGTGCGTCGAGATGCGCTGCGCGGTGTAGCCGATGGCGCGGTAGATGATGCCCTGACCGCGTGCGTCGGCGCCCAGCCAGAACACGGTGTTGTCCAGCTTGGCGATGGAGTGCGGCGCGACGCAGCCGATTTCGTTAAACGCACCTTGGATCGGCGCCAACGGAAAGTCCTGACCGCCGGCGTTGTACCAGACTTCGGTGCTTTCCGTGCCGAATACCCAGCATTCACGGTGGTCAACGATCAAGCCGACAACGCCGTCTGGGCTGCCTTCGGCGCTGGCGAAGTCCAGCGGATCAATCTGAAAGCCGTCAAGAAGCTGCGTCACCCAGATGCGCTGGCTGTTCGGCTCGTTGAATACAAAGTAGCCGTCGAGGTATCCGACCGTCACGGCGCCGGGGAAGTCAGGGTCGGTGATCTGACCAAACGTATTGGTCGGCTCATCGTAAATGAACGCGTCCGGATTGCAGGCAAAAAAGATTTGCGAACCGTTATCAGCGATTGATACGGGCCCGGTGCCGGTGACATCGCCTAGCTTGATCGGCGTACCGTTCAAGCTTTCGACCTTATAGACTTCGAACCCCGACACGACGTAATAGTCGCTGCCATTGGTCTGATGCGCCCACAGCCCACGGATCGGCCCAGAACCGATTGTTTGAAGAAACTGCAAGCCCGGCGCTCGGTTAAGAAACGCGGGCATCATACCACCTTCCGGAACAATTTCCGGAAAAAGGTTGATCATCCGGTTAGCGGCGGCGTTGACGCTTCGGGCGACATACGCCGACCCAAGGATCGGCGACTGCATTAATAGTTCCCAGCGTAGATGTTGAACCGCTGACGAGTGGCGACAAGGCTATACGGCATTGCCATGATGTTGTTCGGGTTATTGATGCGCTTCAGGTTGCGTTTTGAGGTCATGGCGATGCGCGACACTTGCGGGGTCGGCTCAACGCCAAACTCCGGTGCGAGTTCGCAGGCCAGATTATAGCGGAACGCCCGCAAATAACCCGGCGGGAAATGCAGTTCAGTGGACAGCGTGGCGGGCTGCGTCAGTTCCTCAACGGAAATGAGGTGCCATTCCAAAGCGCGGGTCGGCTTCGGATAGACGTACATCTCAACGTCGGGGTACGTGTTGTTGACGAAGATCACCTGCGGGTAGGTCGAAGTCACGGTCTTGACCGCGATCCCGTCGTACTGCTGCTGGTTGATGAACTTGATGCCGTAGCTGACACCCGTGCCGGGGTCTTTGTAGTACGTGCTGTAGTCCAGCAGGACCGGCCGGTTGCCGACAAAGTCGCCCGTAGGCCCAAGCGTGCGCTTCAGTTCGCCAGCCGGCCAAGTGAACACCTGATCTTGCGTTGCGAAAACTGACAGCCGTTCTGTGTTCCAGCTATCAATCATCTGGTTCATCGCAGTCAAGCTGTCCTGCGAGATTTCGGCTGATGGCGTTTCGCCTTCGGCCAGTACGCCCAGAAGACGCAGTGAACCGTTAATGATGTCACCAGCCGTAGTCATTTATCAGTCTTCCTGCGGTGCCTGACGCGGTCGGCCACGGGGGCGAGGCGCCATTTCGTTGACCGGCTCTTCTTCAGCCGCGTCTGGATCATATCGCATCCAGCCATAGTTTTCATCACAAATCGCTTCGTCTTCCGAAATTGCGACCTTGGCGCCGTGCTTGGGATGAACGAGATAAATTACAGCCATATATCACCTGTAAGTAGACGGCCCCGGCCGTGAAGCCGGGGCCAATCCATTATGCGATGCGGTACAGGGTCCACGTCGTTGCGCCGGTCTTGCGCGCGCGGAAAAGCTGCGCAGTACCAGCGGTGGCAACGACAGTAGCCAGACCAACGATGGTCCAGCCGGTGCCAGCCACCAGAGTGATCACGCCCGACGACGAACCGTCAACGTTGATCACCGACAGGTCGAACGTGCTGCCAATCTTGGCGCTCGACAGAGCGCTGGCTTCAAGGTCAGCAACAGCCGGCAGGGTGTACGAAGCAGCCGAGGTGCCGGGCGAACCCAGCAGGATGCCCGAAGTGACCTGCGTCGGGGTCAGAGTAGCGGTGACCGTAGCAGTCGCCGGAGCGGGAGCGTAGCCCATCAACGGTTCGTTGATGTTGCCGTCGCCGTACTGGTAGCCACCAGCGCCATTGGGAAGAGGCATAGTAAATCTCCTAACTAGAAGTGCCCCCGACCGAAGCCGGGGGCGGTATCAGATTAACCCCAGAGGCGGGTAGCCATCTGCGGACGGATCGTGCTGTAGCCGTACAGAACGTCGATACGGCAAGGCATACGGTCGTTGTTGATGTCGTACTGACGGACAACGCGGAGCGAGATGCCGTTGTGGACCTGACGCGAGGCCATATCCACGCCGTTCGGCATGAGAAGGTCGGCCGTTGCGAAGGTAATCGCGTCCTTGTGGTAGACGAGGTTCTGCGGGTACTGCGTCGAAGCAGCGCCGACGAACACGACAGCCTTGCTGTTGCCCGGCAGGCTATCGACGGTAGCAAGCGCATGGCTGGCCGAGTAGATCGGGGCCACGGTGATGCTGCCAGCGCCCGAACCGTTCAGCGTTACGTCAGCCAGAGCGACGAACTGGAACAGCGAACCGGTGCTTTCGCGGGTCTGCGGGTTGACCATGTAGCAGTCAGCCACGGTGAACACGTCGCCAGCCTTGATGGTGCCGCTTGCACCAGCACCGGTGATGGTGATGGTGGTGGCGCCTTCCGAGGTGACAGCGGCCGAGGTGGTGCCGCCGGTTGCGGTACGCGAACCGGTGGTGAACTGCTTGATCGACTGCGACATGTTGATTTCTTCGAAACCAAGCACGCCGGTGCCCATCAAGCCGTTCTTAAACTGACGGCTGATGGTGTCGGTCGGGTTGAACAGCCCCTTCAGACCTTCGACGAGGCCAGCGTTGGCAGCCGGGTTAACGGTTGCGTAGCGCGGCGACATCACGGCGGCGTTTTCGTTCAGCTTTTGCTGGGCAGCAAGCAGAACGGCCGAGGTGCCCGGCGTGGTGCCCGGAGTACCGACCGAGTTGCCGATGGTCTTGAACGCGTTGGCGACGTCAGCGTCGATGCTGGCGGCAAGCTGCGAGATACGCGGCTTGAGGACGCGCTCGGCGAAGTCGTCAAGCTGCATGCTCAGTTCGGCGGTGGTGAAGTTCACACCGATATGCTTCTGCGACGAAACCGACAGCGTGGTGTACTGTTCGTTGTCGTCCTGCACCTGAAGGGCAGCACCATCGGTCACCAGAGCGCGGTCCGGCAGGCGGATGCGCAGGGTCGAGCCGATCTTGGCGCCTTCAACGGCGAAGCTGTCGTCGTACTGACGGTTGACGTTGCGGGTCAGAACAAGATTATTCTCAAGGATTTCGAGGGCCTTGCGAGTAATCATGTCGATAGTAAGAATGCTATTGGACATGGGTTAAATCCCTATTCAGCGGTTGCGTAGTGCCTCGTACTTCTTGATCTGCCGCTGCCGTTCCGCTTCGATCCATTCCGACGTAGACATGTTTTTCACGCTGCGCGGGTCTGTAGTATCAAATGCGGGCGTTCCAGAGGAACGGGCAGTAACAGGTGCAATCGGTGCCGGGGCGGTCGAAGTTCTTTTAACCGGCGGATTTGAGGACATTGCTGCCTCAATCTTTCCGATTTCTTTTGCCTGCAAGATCGGGCTTAAACGCGCGATGCGGTCCGCTTCCTTCGGATTTGAACCCAGATAGTACAATACGTCTGGGCCTATGTCCGAGGCTTGGATGCTTTGCGCCATCACTTCCGTAACGGGAAGGTTCGGGTTGTAGGCGACTTGGTCGAAGTCGTCGTACTTATCCCGCGCCTGCTCTTCACGGTCGTGATAGGAATTGAGCAATTCGGCTTGCTGTCGGGCGGCATCGCGCCGTGCCAGCAGTTCTTCCGCCTTACGTTCGGCCAAAGCCTCTGCGTAATCTTCGTAAGAACTAAACTGCTCCGGATACAGGTCAGGGGCGGCATCTGCTGCCTGACGGGCCTGTGCTTCCGCAGCCTTTTGAGCCTGCTCACGTTCCCATTTACGCTGTTCTCTTGCGAGGCGCTTGCCGACAATGGCGTCAAGTTCTTCTTGTGTGAAGGTCTTGGACGCTTCAGGTTCAGCAGGCGTTTCCGGCGTCGTGTTTTCTTCAGGCTGGATTGCTGCCGTGGCTTCCAGTTCTGGCGCGGAGGCATCCGCTTCAATAGGGACTTCAGCGTCCATGTCTAACTCCTCAGAGTTCCCGGTGAACCTCGCCGGTACGGTTGTAGGTCAAATTACAACAGATGTTGTAGTTTGACAATATCTAGCCCTAAGCCTTGACAAGCGCCCATGCGCAAGCGGCTTCGTCCCAATCGTATGATTTGCCATCAGCAGGGCGCGGAACTGGCGCGCTCCAAAGGCAAGTATCTTCGTCCAGTGTCCATGACGGAAACGGCTGGGGCGGAATAAAGGCATCACGGTCCACGTCGTAGGTGTAGCCGATGCCAGCAAAATTCTTGCGCAACGGGCGTCCTTCAGGATGCTGACCGCCAAACGTGTTGTAAGATGTCTGGACGAACAGCGCAGGATCGCCGAAAAGGCCGGTGTCGATGACATCCTGTTCAATGACCAGCACTTCAGTGACGATGCCGTCTTCGACTTTAGCAAAGTGGCTCATGCCGTGTAGCTTCCCGAAGAGGTAAACGTAAGGATCGTGTTTGCGCCGCTGGTCGTCACCGTCGGCGAACCGGTGGTCACGCCGCTATATGAGGC